ACATATACAATACTATAAAAGATTTTGTACCAATCAATTTTAATATTGAGCCATTGCCAAAAACTCAAGCATTTAAGTATGAGCAAGAAAATACTGTTAGAATTCTTGCAATTGAAGATAAGGCATACTGGATCAGTAACAATACTCTCTTTGTTGCAAACATTATAGACGGATCGATTGATGAAAAGTCTAAAGAGCAAGTTGACACGATGGGTATGGATAAGGTACAATTAGATAAGACAATTTTTATTGTAGAGAAACTTAGAGAAGGATTGTTAGATGATAGTTGGGATACAGGCGACTCGCAGTTTTAGCGACTACGCTGTTTTTCTCAGGGGTATTAGTGTTGCCCTTTCAGATATGAAGGATGAAGATAAGAATATCGTAATCTATTCTGCTGGACCAGTTAACCTTAATTCTATGGCTATGGAGTTTTGTAACAAGACTGAAGATAGCCTCAAGGCACGAGGAATCAAGATTAGAATGAATAAGATTCCAGCAAGTTGGCTTAAGGATAACATCATGGACATGGATTACTTCGCATACTTTAGTGTTCCTAAAGAAGCAGTTTCTACTCTAGTTCGTGAAGCAGAAGATCACGACATTGAAGTTGGGATTTTTCGATACTAATGGAGATAGATCTGAGTAATAGTGAAAAAGCTTACCTCTCTGTTGCAAGATACTTTGCAGCTAAGTCAAAGTCTCGCAGGATGCACGGAGCGGTAGTTGTTAAGTCTGGACGAGTAGTTGGTACTGGATTTAACAAAGATAAAAATAGTCCCTACATTGTTTCACCTGAGCATATTAAGACACACTGTTCTACACATGCTGAGGTTGATGCAATAAGGGATGCCAACTGGAATGTTAAGGGGGCTGTTCTCTATGTGGCACGAGTTAATCGTCAAGGAGAGGATAGAAACAGCAAGCCCTGCGTCCGTTGCCAGGTGGTAATTGAAGAAACACAAATTAAAAAAGTAATATACACGGAAGGCGATTATGATGAAGATTAATTCGCTAGAAGAGGCAGAAACAATTGTTGAAAATAACGATTCTCTGTCATGGATCGGTTGGGACATTGTTCAACTAAGCAAGTCTCCAACCGCTTGGATGAAGCCACAAGGCGTTTTTAAGAACGGTGAATGGTATATCCAAAAAAACTATAACCTTTCCAAAAATGGCTGGGAGCTTCCTGACAAGTTTGTGAGGTAGCAATGTTAGACAAACATAAATGGAGAGACGAGGCTCTATGTGATGGATATGATACAAATCTTTTCTTCGATAAGTATGAAGAGAATTTGAATCTAAGACCAGCCATCGACAAGCTATGTTCGACATGTCCAGTTGCAAGAACATGTTTTGCAGTTGGTGTTTCGAATAAAGAATGGGGTGTCTGGGGCGGAGTATATTTAGAACTTGGCAAAATATCCAAAGAGTTCAACAATCACCGAACAGATACTGATTGGTCAAATACCTGGAAGTATTTGACAACAGATTAAGAGGATAGTATGTTTTATACAGATGAAATGAAAAGAGCAGTGAAATCAATTGAAAGACCAAAAAACTTTGGTGTGGATATTGCAGAGCACGGAGAGAATGGAATCCTGTATTACATGGAAATAATTATGGATGAAAAACTTCTCATGTCTTTGAGTCACGATGATAAAATTGCTGCAGTTCAATATACAATGAAAGTCAGAGATGCCTTGGAAAGCAATGGAGCAATTGTTCAGGTTACAAGAAGGGCAATAGAGTAATGGACTGGATATCTTTGATAGCTTTTATCGTAATTATTACCATATTGGGATTGTCCATTTATCTAAATGTTGAAAATGCTAAAAGTATGATCATTGAAAACAGGATTCTAAAAGATAAACTTGCATCAATGACTGCTGAATCAAGTATTGAAAATAGCAATGGGTTTTTAAAGTTCGTAACAGAGTCACGAGATTGGGCATTCTCATACATTGAGGATGTTCAGCAATCCATTTCTTCGCTAAAGACAGCGGTAGAGAATGGATATCCAACAGAGGAAGAAATGAAGACACTCTTCAATCTTCTTCCAGAAAATAAACAAGGAGAAAATAATGAATAAGCAATTAGTAGCACTACTTGCATCATATGGACGTAGCCTTCTGGCTGCTGGAATCGCACTCTATGCTGCAGGTGTCACTGATCCTGCACAGCTTGCTAACGCACTTTGGGCTGCAATTCTTCCAGTAGTTATCCGCTACATCAACCCTAACGACCCAGCATTTGGTCGCCTACCCTCCGTAGAAGAGGTAACAGAGGCAGTCACTAAGAAGCCAACTGCAAAGAAGTAGTATAATAGAAGTGTCTCCACACAGGTACGTTCTTAGGATGGATTAGTTACCCAAATGATAAGACCGTGGCTACATGTAGGTGAATTTCACTACCTGTGTGGGGACTCTTTATATTGTGATATAATTGAAGCATGAACGAACAACTTATTAATACACTTAAGACTCTATTAGGCACTCACGTAGATGCTAAATTTAGAGCACATGGATACCACTGGAACGTCGAAGGTGATGATTTTCAGCAGTACCACGAACTATTTGGAGAGATCTACGAAGCACTAGATGCTGGTATTGATCCTCTTGCAGAGTGGATTCGTATCCTACAGGGCTATGCCCCATTCAAGCTTTCTCGTTTTATGGAACTTTCAGTAATCCCAGAGACAGAAGTTTCTGCAGACCCAATGAGCATGGCACAGGACCTTTATAACATTCTTGAAATGGTTATTGTTGCTTATAAGAATGCAGGAACTGAAGCAAACGCTTCTCAAGAATATGCACTTGCAAACTTCTTTGCAGACCAGCAAGGAATTGCTCAGAAGTTCTGTTGGCAACTTCGTGTCAGTCTCAAAGAAGATGCGGAGGACTAATGCCATATAGCGTTGGTGGTAAGGGTACAAACGGCTGTAGCGGTTATCCTGTTGTCAAAGAGGGTGGAGAAGTTGTAGGTTGCCACGCTACTCGTGCAGAAGCAGATGCTCACCTACAAGCACTATATGCTAACGTTCCAGACGCTGAGAAATCTGCAATAGCAGGTGCAACACCATCATTCACCGTAGATCCTAAATACCCTGGAGCTGGCATTAAACGTCCTCAGCAGGGTAGAGCTGGTAATAGCACTACTGGTGGTAATATTCGTAGTTCTTATGCTCCACGTCCCAAGAAGAAGCGTAATGGTCGTCACTCTTATTCCTCTGACCCAGCAGCAGCTGGTACAGTGCAATCTGGAGGAGGCGGTGGATCGATGGGATCCAAATCGAATGACATAGATGATTTAATTAAAGAACAGGGACCATGTTGGGATGGCTATGCACAAAGAGGAATGAAGCCAGGAGATAATGGCAAGATGGTCCCCAATTGCGTTCCAGTTAAAAAGATGAACGATCTTTGGGAAGATGATGATACTGTAATTTACGAATCAGAATCTATGGAAAAGGCAGAAGGATATTCCCCACCTGCTGGAGCAAGAGCAGCAGCTCGTAGAGCAATTAAGTTTAAGGAAGATGGTAAGGCAACTGGTACAGGAACATCTGTAGGATGGACTCGTGCAGGACAACTTGCCAGAGGAGAAACACTCTCGCTTAGTACAGTTAAACGTATGTACTCATATTTCTCACGTCACGAGGTAGACAAAAAGGGTAAGGATTGGGCAAATCAGTCTAATCCATCTAACGGATACATTATGTGGCTTGCATGGGGTGGCGATGCTGGATTCTCATGGGCTAGAGGAATCGTAGAGCGAGAAAAAACAAAGAAGCTTTGGGATGGCTCTCCATTCGCTAGTTGACAAAACAACTTTCACACTGTACAATAGTAATAACCAATACAGATAGGATGTCTATATGACTAACGATGAAGTAGTAGAAACACTTCTTAATGATCCATTGTTTATGGATACATTTGCACTTATGACTGAAAAGTTCCCAGAGGTTGATAATAGCCACATTGGGGAACTACTCGTAGTGGGTGTCCTTTATGAAAAGGGCATGATCACACGAGGTCAGCAAGATGGCGAGTAGCGTTCTTTATAACGGCTATGTCCGTTTGGTAGATAAGATGGGCAGTGACCTGTCTATTGTTAATGCAGCTCGTGTATCATATGATAAAGAGTCTGTTGATTTTAGTGAAAAGGACAAGAAGCTTCTTCAGTTTCTTATTCGTGAAAATCATACTAGTCCATTTCGTCATGCTGCAATGACATTCGAAATCTATGCTCCACTCTTTGTAGCACGGCAGTGGTGGAAATATGCAGTAGCATCCAGTCATCTCGATGACCAAAACGGATGGAATGAATCATCACGTCGATATGTAACAGAATCAGAATTGTTTTACATTCCTGCAGATAACCAGTGGCGTAGTGCTCCTGAGAATAGCAAGCAGGGTAGTGGAGATCCAGTCCCAATCGAGGTCGGTAGTGAATTTACAACAGAACTAATTAACACTGTTGTAAAGGGTACAGAGTTATATAATCGTGCTATGCAGTATGGTATTGCACCAGAACAGGCACGTCTATTCCTACCTGCATATGGTCTTTATGTTCGTTGGCGTTGGACGGCATCGTTACAGAGCGTCCTGACGTTCCTTGAACAGCGTTTAGGACATGATGCACAGGTAGAAATTCAAGACTATGCTAAAGAAATTGCAGTAATCGTTCGTCAGGAATTTCCTGAAGTTTATAAAGCATTTGAATTAGGAGTATAATAGAATGGTGACAGTAGATTCAAGTAGTTATCCTCGTGCATATTTCGGGGAGACAATCAATACAGAAGAAGTTAAGGAGGAGCCAGTGACAACACCAGTTAGCACAGCACCAAAGACAGTAAAACGTAAGACAGTTAGCCCACAGGTTGCTGCTCAGAAGAAGGCTGAAAAGGCTAAGAATACCCTCTACGCCAAGCAGGAAGCCAAACGTGCTCCAAAGGTTCAGGTAGACCAGGGAATTGTTCTTTGGACATGGATTGTTGGTATTGTAATTGCCTTTGCTACATCGGCGGTAGTGTCATTCAATGGCATTACAGCAGTAGCACAGTATGTAGGACTAGCAGCTCCTTGGATGGCTACACTATTCTTCTTCTTTATTGAATTAATGTATGTTCTGTTTCTTATTGCATATCTTGTTCTTCGATCTCGTATTGATGAAGATGGAAATCCAGAACGATCTGGCGGTGCATTCTGGGGTATGTTCCTATTCGGTACAATTGCAGTTATTGCTAATGGATTCCACACCCTCGATTTCTGGCAGTACGAGTGGACCAATCCACAGATGTGGGCAGGTACTATTCTAAGTATCGCTGCTCCTGTCGCTATTATCAGTGCCTCTAAAATGGCTTCTAGGGTTGTATTCGCTAAGGCTATACGTCTCTAGTCTAACTGGGGCAGTAGCATATTAGGTAAATGCAGGACGCTTATAACGTCAAGATAATGGGTTCAACTCCCATCTGCCCTACCACCCTCCATAGCTCAGTGGAAGAGCAAAAGGTTTCTACCCTTTGTGTCGGGAGTTCGAATCTCTCTGGGGGGACTTTTAATAAAATGGTATAATAGTATCAATGAGCATAACAGAACATTTGCCAGCTCTTCAAAGATACAAGGAAGAGCGTGGATGTACCGACTGTGCTATTAAGTATCCTCATTTTGTTTTAGAATTTGATCACCGTCCAGGTGTCAAGAAGTTTGGTAATGTATATCATGTACTAAAAAAGTACGGTGCTGAAAAGGCTTGGGCAGAAGTAAAAAAGTGTGACGTTGTATGTAGCAACTGTCACAAGATCAGAAGCCATGAACGTCAACAAGAACTATTACAGGCTTCCTAAGCCTTGTGTAGACGATCTAATGCCCACTGTAAAACACCTACAGCAACGATATCGTTTTGAGAGTCCTTCTCCTGAATCATCATTCTGATCTCAGACAAGAGTTTTGAACGTTCGGATTGAGCAGCTGAGTAATAAAGTTCAATAAGATGATTTTCTATTATTGCTAAATGTAAACGACCATCTTTGTCAATATTAGACTGAGGCATTTATTATATTCCCTCTGGGGTAGCAGTACTATATTGGAAAACACCATCGGTTGAAAGCCAGCCAGTCTTATTGTATCTATACTGCATGTAGAAAATATCTCCACCATCAAGTTCGCTGAACTGAATGCGAATGGGGTAGCAGTCACCAGCATTTAGATGATAAATTGCTGAATTTACACCAGTCAGACCGTGAAGACCACCGTTATTAATAATTGCATTTGATGCGTTGTAACCGTCTACTGCTGGATTACCCATCCATAGCCAGGATCCATCATCACTGGCAATGGTAAACTGATAACTTCCCGATTCTGGAACAATAAAATATCCAGTCCATTGAACACTATAGTTATCCCCAATGTTGCTTACGGCTACAAGGGTATCTCCAGATGTAGATGATGGAGTTGTTGTGGCAAAGTCACTAAAGATATCTCCAATGTATCTTGGATAAACTCTCTTAAGAAGACCATTAGCTGGACTTCCAACACCAGGCTGTGCTCCAGGAAGTATTAGACCACCAGAAAGACCACCGCCACCAATGAAGAATGAATCTCCAGATGAAAAAGAAGCCCCAGATGTAATAAACTTAGACAAGGCTATCGCCCCTTGCCAGCCAAGATCATTATTGGAAGGGTAATGTAGTCGTCGGCATATCCGTATAGTCTATCCCCATGACCTAGCGAAATAGAGATTCCAGTACCAGGAAGGACAGGTACGCCCCATCCATTGTCATATGCGAGTTCATCTCCAAGATATAGGTTTACATTGCTTGTATTAACAATGATGACCTCTCTTGTACTACGCTGTTGCTTGTATTGATAGTCATCAATACTAATGGTGTTAGATTCTACAATGGGGGTAGACCAGTCACCGAATTCAAGATTTATTGATTTAGTCATAGGACTAGTATATCACTAATTTAATAGAGATTAACTTCAGATATTCCACATCTTTTTAACTTCTGGGAGAGTGGCAGGGTCCAGCGTTTTGAGTCCAGCTCTTCTGTACCCTGCCCTCGCCTCTGGGTTGTTCTCTATTGCCAACGTAACACCATTAAGACGCTTTGCAGTTTCATATTTATACTCATTGTCCGATAGTGGACCTGGATTCATATATAACCGTGAGTATCTAACTCCAGCAGCGTGAAGTGCTCTAACGGTTTCAGCTTTCTGTTTGGGGCTACGTCCAGTAACGATGTAGATTGGACCCTGTAGGGTTTTTAGGTAGTCAATGGTTCTTTGGATAGGCTGAGTGCCATTCCTTAGAATGGTGTCGTCAATATCTACAATCGTTGCCATGCTTTAATTATAGCACCGTATCCCAAGAGTTATTTCTTCTGGTATCTAATGACCATCTACCCTCAGAAAAATCTTCATTTTCAATCTTCTTTTCATAATAAGCTTGGTTAATAAAAAATGTTTCGACATTCCTCTCAAAGATTTCGTTGCTACTTTTTGCAGTTCCGATTTTTAGGTGCTTGTGTGGCAATGAAAGTTTATTTAATTCTAGTCCATGATGTGCAAGTCTACGATTATAGTCATCATCTTCAAAGTTAGATGGGTAAAGACCTTCATCAAAGAATCCAACAGTCCTAAATACATTCTCTCCAACAGAAAAGAATTGATAGTGTGGATGTTCATCGGAGACAGTTATAGTGTCTGCTGAGGATGCCTTATGCCATGCCTCAAGCGTTCCTGGCTCAAACTCAATATCATCAGATGCAAAGTACCACACATCATCATGTGGTAAAAGTTTAATTCCCAAATTCCAACTTGTGGCTACCCCAAGATTTGAGGGGAAGGGAATAACCGTGACTGTTCCGTACTTATAATTAGTAGTACCCCCAGTAAGTTTATTACCATTGTCTAAGATTAGAATCTGTTTAACTTGGTAATCAATTGAGTTTAACATTTTTTGTAAAAGATCATATCTTTTTACTGTTGGAATTATAAGGTTTGGTAGCATACTACTCTTTCTGTCAATAATCAATTATACCATTTACTCGACATGATGTATACTAGATACATGAACAATTTTGAATATCCAATTTATCCAGACCGCACCTATCGCATTGACGTAGACGGTGAAAAGTATTACATCACAGGCGAAAATTTAATTGCCATTGTACTTGACAAACTCAACGAGGAATGAGATAATAGGGGTATGAGAAAAATATTTATTCCTACCCCTCGCAATCTCAAACGTAGAGATGAACTTATGATGAAGCTTGGTGCTCGTCGTATGAAAGATCGTCTTGTTGACCTTGTAGAAGGTCGCATGGAGAATGGTATCTTTGAAGCTGAGGCTGCATTCGATCAGGGGCATCCAGACATTGGACAGTATCTTAGTGGTGCTGTTGCTGCATGTACTGCAATTATCGGATCAATTCGTAAGGGAGAGTTCTAATGACTAACTATGTAACTATTGACCTTGAGGAAGATGGTCCAATTGACGATGCAAAGAGAGCAATCGTAGAGGCAGTAATTAATGAAGGAAGGTTGCGTATGAAAGAAGAGATTCTTGCAAAGATCGAACGCAGGATTGCTGAAAACTATCAAGACAAGGAAATGGTTCAATTTCTTGAAGAGTTGATTAGGGAACTTGAACTTGATTTGTAAACGACACCGTGTTCCCTACCGTGGGGGGTACTGTAGAATCTGTTATAACGAAAGGCAGAAACGTGGCTAAGACAATTGTTCACTTTGGTTCCCCAGAAGGAACCACATATGGAGAGACTAAGAAGATTATCATTGTAGAGGAGACTGTTGTTGGCAGTTCAAGTTGAGATGCGTGTGAACGGAAGTATCATCAAGGTACTCCATATTGGTCGTATTGAAGGTACTGAGGATAAACATTCTGTCAATACATATCTTGCAGGAATTCGTCGTGCAGGAGAACAGCCAGATTGGTATTCTCCAGACATGGTAGAGGTCCAGCACCGTTATGGCGATGGCATTGAAGAGTTGGTTCGTAAGACTCTTAATACAATTAAAGAAGTAGAAGAACTTGAGCACGAAGATTAAACATCTTGAGTCTGGAGAAATTCTAGACATTATCGTAATGGGTACTATGGGAAACTGGGTATATTCTTCTGATGGATACCAATACGATCTTAGATACTGGGAGGTACAATGAGCGACAAAAAGGTAACGCTAAAGTATAATGCTGAGATTGCAAATACTTTTTCTGAAATTTTAACTCAAGAGGGTAACTGGGAATTGACAGTTATTAACCCTTTGCTTGGTGAACAAACTATCACGCTACCAAATGATATTGCTATGGCTGTTGCTATTGCAATTGCTACTGCAACGGAAGCTGGTCGTGAAGAGGGTAGAAAAAAGGGGTATGAAGAAGCCAAGAAGAAGTATCAGGCTATTCACGATGCCTACAGAGGTAAGTACAGCCACATTTTTACTAAGCCAAATACAACAATAGATAAAGAATATTATTGGAGGCATGATGGGACAGATACTTGGACAGTAAATGGTTGGACTGAATAATCATCTTGTTTGTGTTTGTGGAACATCATGCACAAATATGATACATCCAGAACAGATAGAAGATTTTTGGGAAGCACACGAGGAGTGTTATGAGTGAAGTGAACAGTTCGTTACAAAAGGCAATGGATATTGCAGAAAAAATTGGATACATGAAGGCACAGAATGAAATCCTTCACTTTGTTTGGGAACTTAGCAAACAAAAAAGAATTAGTGATGAAGTTGCACATCTTTTTGCTATGGAGCTGTCCCTTGACTTAGAGTAGTATCTACGGTATAATAGATACATAACGCATAGGAGAGACATGCAAACCTTTTTACCTTATTACAGTAGTCAGGCATCCGCAGAGGTGCTTGACTCTCGCCGTCTTAATAAACAAATCCTTGAGGGCTACCAGATCTTAAAAGTTCTTGGAAATCCTGACCCTCGTGCTGGATGGCGTAATCATCCTGCTGTCAAGATGTGGCGTGGACACGAGTTCTCACTCTTTGGCTATGTAATGCAGATGGTTGCAGAGGCTAAGTCTCGTGGTATTAAGACTGATAAGAACGAAGCCAACCTTTGGGAACTTCACGCTCTGCAATCTGAAAACTGGGGGGTAGGGATGCCTGACTGGTATCAGAATGAAGAGATTATGAAGCGTGTTACCACTACACACAAAGCTAATCTATATAAGAAAGATCCTGTTTACTACTACCACTTTGTAGATGCAGTAGATGATGAATATAATAAACCCTGCTGTGAGAAGTGCAACTACTACTGGGTGACACACGAGGCTGCATAATGACTGAACAAGAACTATGAGGAGTGGGAATGA